TTTCCCTGCTACGCCTACGCCTAATCCAGCCACGTCCAGCGCGGCCCACAGCGCCGCTTCCTTGCCAACCGTCTTGGTTGTGTCAACAAACCCTTCACCTTTACCGGCAGCTTCGCCTAGTCCGATGCCGGCACCCAGGGTGCCCCCGCGAAGAACGGTAGGTGCAACCTTTCCGGGCAACTTAACGGCCTTACTTGCCAATGATCCAGCCTTGGCAGCGGTGGAGGTTACACCTCCCGGTGTTGCGAAGGAGAGCATAAACCCTGCCAGGTCGATGGCTTTATTTAGCCTCCCGGCATCAGGGGCTTCATAGTTAAACTCGCCGCCTGTTGCTGCTTCCCCTGCTCGTTGGCTTAGTCGGTTAAGGACTCTGCCGGGTGCAGTTTGATCGACGGCTTGGACAGCTCTAGTTATCGGGACAACTATCTTCGCGAATGTTGGGTGCTTTTTTAAGAACTCTGGATTCAAGTTGCCAGGTACAGCTGGAGCGGTTGGCGTTGTCTTTTTGCCTGGAATAGTTGCACCAAAAAACCCAGGGCCTGTGGGTGCTGTAGGTAGTCTGGTTGCGGCTTTTGGTGTTGCCGTAGGCTTGGTCGCCTGGGACGTTGGGCTTACCGCCGCCTTAAACTCTAATGCGGTTGGGATTGGCTTTCTCGTTGCCATAACACACCTACTTCCCTACTATCCTTGCGCCGTTTTCCCAATTTTCAAAGCTTCCTTCAATCCATACTATCAACGCATCATAATCCGTTTTATTCAGTAACTTGTTTTTGTATAGGCTGTCAGCGTATTCGGTTGCGTCCCACTGAGTATATGTCTTGTCGGTTTTCATTGCGTCAACTATGCTATCTGTAGCCGCTTTATATGCCGCGCTTGAATCCATCGCGCTATTGTAGTCGCGTACATCTGAAATATATTGGCTGTTCGATTTTCCATCCTGCCTCGCACCTGATACAATTTCTTCCTTGGTCATGCCCAACTCTTCTTCAACCGAGGGTGTAATGCTTGGATATCCGCTATAGTAGCCGCTAGGCGTTAACGATGCAGATCCGGCAGACTTTTTCGATGCGGCAGTAGCGGCGTTCTTCGCTGCGGTAGCCTCAGTAGCCTTGTTGTGCCGTTCTGTTTCGGCAGCTTTCTCCCGATCTAACTTCAACTTCTCTTTTTCTGCCGCCAGGTCATCAACATACTTCTGCTGCTTGTATATCTCCTCTGCCATCCACTTGCTATACTGGAACGTCGGCCCCGGTGCTACGCCGAGGATGATTGCATCGTCATTGCTGATGAACCCTGTCGCCTCCGACCTGTCCCATGCCCGCTCATATTCCCGCAGTTCCTTCTTCGCCTTAGCTTCTTCCCCGGACAGGTATCGATCATAGTCCTCTTGGTCTAGTTTGATATATTGGTTCACCTGATCCATGATGTTGTCGATTTCGTCCTGCCGCAGGTTGTACGCCTGTTCGAGTATTTGTGGCATCACCTGCACTATCGCCTGTTGCTTCGCCTGTGCTACGTTGTAGGCGGTTATGGTGCTGTTTAGGATACCCCGCGCGTTGAGTTGTTCCATTGTGCGCTGTGCGGCAATGTTGCCGTTTTGTTCGGCTAACTGCATCATGGACTGATAGAACGGGGACTGAGTGATGTCAACAGGCTTGTTCATCATCTGTTCCAGCGCATCAAGACGGGAAGTTATTTCGTCGCCATACTGACGTATAAACTCGGATGCGTCATCCTTCGTTTTCGATATTCCTGTTTTGTCCCCCGTCTCGGCTTCCGTCCCCGTTCCTGCGGTTGCGCCTGTTTCCGCACCTGTACCATCTGCCCGTGGAAATAAATTAGGGTCTATGGTCGCGGGTTGGTTCGCTCCTTGGAACAAGTCCGGCCTGTCGGCCATGAACTGTTTTGCCGCATCGGGATTAGAAAGCTGCTGCCCAGCGCCCATCTTATCTGAAATTGCTTTTGCGTATGCTTCGGGTGAACCAAACCCCTTTATAATCTCGTCGTATACCCGAGGCGTTACTGCCTGTGTCGGTTGCTGCGTTGGCGTAGTTGGTTGCTGTGGTTGCGGCGCGGGCGTCGGAGCAGGTGTGTTCTGAACCGCTACCTGTTGGTCGGTATTCTGCACTATGGTCTGTTGCTCCGGTGTGAGCAATGCTTGCTGTTGTGGAAGAATTTGCTGTGAGGAGAGCCCTTCCAGTTGGTTGTTAGGAATTGCCGTTACGGTTGGCGTTGGGCTCCCTGTTGTTTTCAGTAGGTAATCTTCTTGGCTGGCATAGCCCTTGTTGTACCAATCCGGCAGTTGTTGGGGCGACATTCCTTCCCATTCGGGATGGTCATCGTATATGTATTCTGGCATCTATTCACCCCCTTCTATGTAGAAACTATGTCAAACGCCTGTAGCGCATCGATAATACTGTTGATGGCTGTTCGGGCTTGGGCATCTATAGTTGCTCCTAATGCGGGATCGGAGATGGCGGCCTGCTTTGTCCCGCTGGCGATGACTGTACCGAGGTTGTTAAAGATGAAATTAAGTTGGCGTTGCCATACTATAATCGTTTCTTCGGGAGTGCTGTAACGACGGAAGAACTCTGCCATTATCTCACCTTCTCTTTACACGGAGGTTCTTTTCAAGGGAGTTGATGGTCGCTGGCCCCGATCCCGCAAAGCGAAGCCTGTACCACGGGACGTTTTGTAGCTTACCGACAGGAATTTGGATATGCCTGTTCTGCGTGTTTGAAGAACCTGCGGCATTAGTAGTAAACAGAACATATGGGTCAGATGAACCCGCGACAGTCGACCCCGTGAAGGCCGTAGAGTCGTTGTCCTCTGCCAATGTAGAGTAGCCAATAGAAAAGCCTGTACTCCGAGATGGAGTTATTTTAAATGTTGCGTACATATCGCTGATTGTTTTATGTTCTCCCGCAACCCCATCATTAAACGCCTTGGTGATAAAACTCCAAGATATCGGGGTATGGTTACTAGAATTTGCTCTGGTTGCCGTAGAATAGAAATCATATACATACTGCTCGTCCCGAACATACGTTAGCGTGTTATCGGCTGCTGCAGGAAAGCCCTGCCTAACGCCCGTGAGCCTTCCTTGCATAGATTGCATGAAGGTAAAATAAGTATCTTCACACAGCCATACATTTAATTCAGTATCATACTTTAGAGTTAAAGAAAAGTTGCCGCCCGTGGAGCCGTAGTCTACGCCAGACACAGAAAAATAGACGTATTTGCCCTGCGCCCCGGCAACGTATGCACCAGTAACGCCTACCTCAACCCACGCCCGCACGTCAGTAAAGCCATTTACATAACGCTGAACCGATTCGGATATGCGGATTACTTCCCCTCCGCCATACATATAAATACCGTACCGATCAATCCAGAACAACTTCCCCGAACTCTTGACAAACGCTCGGGGCCCATAGCATCCAATATTCCCTTCTAAGTCCACGATCTGATAAGTACCTGGCCCCGAACCATAGAGAATGTGCATACTCCGCGCACCAAAGATAATCAGGTTATCGTTATATTCAACTAGAGCAGACTCAATACCAACCATATTGGTAACTGCAATGCTGCCCGCATCATTCGCCGTAGTCCAATCAGTCGGGGCGTTGAGGGCAGAATAATAAAGTATCTTATTGTATAGGGCATATACTCGCCCCTTGAAGCCGGCGATTATCCCCGCCGCCGAAGGTAAATTGGTATCGGAGATGTCAACCGCCGTAGTGACCGCGGGGGATGTTTGGAATAACTTTTTTTGCGTTGAGTTAACGTAGGCGACGTAGTTTGTCAGTCCTGTTTTAAGTTCGGCAAAACCTGCGTGGCCTCCTAAAGGATAGTCGCCACTCAGCCCTGTACTTATAGTGTAAATGCCAGTTGATGCGCCGCTTGCTTTTACGTCTACCGCAAACAGTTCTCTTTCGCCGCCAAGCAGGTGATACCTGTCCTCCGCAATTCCATAAGCCTGCAAGTCTTGGCTCGAGGCAAGCGGAGCTATAAAATCACGGCTTCGCCCTGGTCGCACAGACAAGGCAGGGAAATCCTTTGTGTCCATGTTCATCGTGTACGATAGTTGGTTGTCCTTGATGCTTGCTGCAGGGGCGTGATAGTTTAGTCCCCCGTTAAACTCAATGACTTCCCGCTTCCTGCCACTTATCGGCCTCCACTGTGCCATCACGCATCACCCATTCCAATAGTGTTCCGAATGCGGGTAGGTGTCCCGCTTGTTCTTCTGCTTCCGCTTGTAGTAGTCCATCCGCATCTTGCCCTGCTGTTCACGGTACTCATTATCATAGTTGTTCGCCAGTTCCACATCAGGGTTATTGCCCGCCCTGGCAATGTCCCTAACTACTCGGGTGGTAATCACGCCTGTATAGTCAAGGTTAATCTTCGGTACGGTGGTTGTATCGGTGGTAGATGCGTAGACTGTCGGCAGTGGTTCATAGATTATCTTAATTGCCCTGACTTCCTCGTTTGAGGTAGGCACAGGGAATAAGCCAATGCCGCCGCCGGCTTTGTAGTAGGAGTTTCCGGAAAGAGCGTCATCCTGCCCCGCCTTGGCGTACTCGGTGTATAGTTCCGTTGAGCTCCGCGCGGTGGAGTCGCTCATGCCAACGTAGGATATTTTATCAAACCGCATATCGGTTGAACCGGCATACATGGCTTGCCCTGCTACGCTTGTGCTAGTGGCTATGCTTGTGGACGCCATGAACTTCCAGTTCTCCCGCACAGCATCGTTCAGCCAGCGGATCTTGTCGCTGGACGGCACGACGTTGGTAATGCGGTAGTCGATGTCGTTAAGGATGGAAAGATATGTAGGTGTCGTATTAGTGCTGTATTGGATCTGCGTTGAGTATTGGACTATTTGATCGCGTGGAGTGACCATTTAGCCACCTCCTTTATTGACTGCGTTTCAGCCATTCATTGTATGCTTGACTTGCGCCCCTTATCTCGGCTTGGGCTATTTCTGCCTGGTGTGCAGCTTTGTGAGCCTGCTCTTGTTGCTGGGCAAATTGCTGAAGGCGTTTGTTGAGTTCTGTTTTCTGTGTTTTCACCCAGACTCGAAGTTTATTGCTTGACTGGTAAGCATAAAGCTGGTTGCACTTCAAAAGTTCCGATGATTCCGGTATGGTAACTTTAATGCCCATGCCTTCACATAGGCCAATCATATGTTCAGCGGATGCCTTCTGGTGGCTGTACTCGCTGTCAGTGGACATATCGACGCCATATATCGCCAATTCTTCTGCGCCTGAGTATGCCGCAAACATGATCAGGTACGAAATACTATTTGTGAAGTACCTCGCGCCGTTCCACCCCTTGCTTTCCATCCAGGCAATGATTTCGTCCAAAGGAAATACAGTTGCGTTGGGCAGGAAGTCGTATTTCTTCTGTGCGTACACAGGGCAGGGCATATTTGCCAGAGCGCTGATGTGTTCCGGCGTGTGTTTTGATGGCGTCATCATGTCGTGGATTTCAAACCACTTGTCAGCCCTCATATTGGGCATCTGTTGTCCCAAGGTATACATTTCGTTAATCAGCCACATCTCCCAGGTTGGATCAGCAAAAGGGGCTTCTTTCCAACTGGGGGCAAAGCCGACGATGCAAATTTTCTTCTTGGGTTTTTCCTCCGGTGCAACCTCAGTGATTTTCTTCTCTGCTTCCGTACTCATGTTTCCCTCCCATAATTATAAGGAGGGGTTTCCCCCTCCCGAATTACTTCTTATTTTTCGCTTTCTTCTTCGGTTTTGCGGGCTTTTTCTTGCCGCCCATCATGCCGTACATGTCCTTATCGGCCATCATTTTGCCGTTTGGCATCATGTGCTTTCCTTTCATTCCTTCACCCCCATATTAGGGTAGGAGGGGTTGCCCCCTCCTCGTTAAGACGTTCTAGCTGCGGTCAGGCTTCTAATGCCTGCTGCTGTACCAAACCCACCGACTGTGCTGTCAACGGACTTAACTCCCCACAGCGCAGTTGATAAACCGATAAGCGTCACGGCCTGCCACTCTGTTGCCAGGGTAGAGAACCCGATAAATCTTGCATCGGTGGTATTGGTAAGATGTGCCACGCCTACACCTATGCCCAAGTCAACGTCCAGGGTGTTAACATAAGCCACCGTAGTTGCGAAGATGATGGTCTTTTCAACACCTGCGATAGGTGCAGCAAGCGACGCAAGGAGCGGGCTTGTGGACGGATCCCCTACAGCAACATTGACCCTGGCGATCCCGTAAGCAGTCATGGTAGATGGAGTAACGCCGCCCGAGCTTGCGGTCAGTGTTTCGATGGCGTTTACGATAGTTTTGCCGCTAAGCGTCTGTGTGTCAGTCGTGCTTACCAGTGTATGCGCCGCCGTGCTGGGCCATGTTGCAACACCAAGCGGGTTGATCTGCGAAGTCTTAGCGGTAATCTTGCCATCAAGTTCTGTTGTCCACATCAGCGTTGCATCGGTAGCAGATGGAATTGTTACCGCCGAGTTTGCCGCGGCAGTGAACTTATGCTGAAATGCCCCTATCGCCTCCAGCGTACCACCTGATGTGACGGTCAGCGTTGCCGCGGTGCCGGGGTCGGTGATAGTGATGTTGTTGATGGTCTTGTTGGTCAAGGCCTGTATGCCAGTTGTATTAACCAGCGTCTGCGCCCCGGTTGTCGGCCATGTCACGCTCGCTAACACGTTCAACAGCGTAGTATTAGGCAGTATGACCCCCTGGTGGTACAGAGCTCCGGTACTTGAGAATATTTGCCGCTCCGTAGTATTGGATACAACATAGCCATCGGCTACAAACGGGCCTGTTTTAGATGCCAATATGTTCACTCCTTTCTAAGGGGATGGGAAAGGGCAACCATTTTAGTTGCCCTCCAGTTCTTTGAGTTTTTCTTTTACTGCACGTTCGGCTTCCTCGGGGGTATCAAACGCCCCGAGATAATGCCTCTTGCCTTTATACCGCACCATAGCTTTGGCCTTGGTAGGGTAAACGCCACGAACGCCGGTAACGCTTTGCTTGTTGGCTTTCCGTGGTTTTTTGCCGCCTGCTTTTTCAATTGCGGCAGAGGCATCTTCAATGGTTTCAAAATAGCCTAAATGAACATGTTTGCCATCTACGGAAACACATGCGGCGAAATTGCCCGTTTGCGACACGCCGCGCCTGCCGGTTTTGCTGTTTTTGTTAGCCCTAGTCCTGTTTTGGCAGTTTTCAAGTTGGGTCACTATTCTCAGGTTAGCCTTTCGGTTGTCTAATAGATTACCATTAATATGATCTACAACCATACCGTCAGGGCACTCCATTATGACCCTCGTTATTTGCCCAATGCCAGTTCTTGTCTTATAGCAAACATAGCCAGCCCTTAGGGATAGCGCGGGGAGTTCGGATAACTTGCCAACGTCTTCCTTGTCAAACAAAGACGTTACTGCAAGCCCTTTGTGCCAAATAGCAACGTGCGCATCGTTGCCATATATTTTGCATGCATTCGGAGATCTGGTAAACTTTCCATAAGCATCTCTTCCCATTTTTTACACCTCCTACCACAATTATACCATAATTGCAGTAGCAACGCAAGCCACGGCGATGCTTATGTTCCTACACTACCAACAATCCCGACGTTCGGAAGAACCCCCGACTCGTAAATGGCTACACTATTAAAATACATGTCCTTCGTATTTATCTTGTCCTCATCCTCGCCAAACTGAGTTTTCATGAACCACTGCATCAGCACATGCTCAAAGTTCCTGTCCCATATAAACCATGCCGTGGTCGAGGTGAGGTAGTGACTATAGTGCCAGCTCAGGTTAGGCGTGACAGTCTTGGTGTTCGACAACTCGTACGCCCGCAGGACGGACTTCATGATTTCCTCGACGGTAAGCATGTTGTAAGCATGGGTCATGCCGTCGGTTGGGATACACTTCATCGGCCCGCCCTGGTGGTTCTTGAACTGCGAGAACATCTGCACCGCACCGTTTAGGGTAGTCGGTGACAGGGCCCCCGTGGTCAGGGTATCGTTAAAGCCGCCGGTGTTAAACTGTGGCCTGCTGTTAGTGCAAAGGGGTGCGCCGTCTGCAAGGTTGGTAGCAAATGCGTTGTCAAAGCGCAGGATTGCCCTGGTTTCTTCGGCTTCGCGCATAGTGCGGGAGAGCTCTTTGGCCTTTGCGGACCTGGCCGTGCCATAGAGATCATACTTAATGGCCTCCATAGTGTGCTGAAAGCCGTTGGCCCAGGTCTTGTTGGTGACGGTCGTCTGGTAAGCTTGCTCGACCTTGTTGTATACGATTGCGTTACCTTCGACCTTTTCAACAGTGGCCCCAAGGTTCCCCATGCCGTCATAGGTTTCCGCTTTCTTTGTGGCTTTTTTCGGAGTCGTAAAGCCAGGGTATTCCAGAGGGAAACTCTCGAAGTTCTTCAGAAAGATTTCCTTCTGCCCGGCAACGATCATTCTGGAAATATCAGTGGTAATTGTACGTGCCATTTATAATTTCACCCCCTATACAAAAGCTAAATGCGAAGAATTGATAACGCCCCACATGGTCTTGCGGGTGTTGTCAAAGCCTAGCATTTTGAAGAATAATCCACTGGTTGTACCGGCAGCTGCACCACATGTTGACGGGTCGAGCTTTGAACCACCCGCGACAGTTGTGGTATTGCTAAACCCAAAGTAGTAACCGATATTCGTGGTGACCGCCAGGAGACTGGTCGTGCCGGCTACGGAGGTGGAATAGTCAGCCTCGATGAAGTCACCATAAAGAATCGGCGCGACATAGAACGCATTGGCGCCCAATTGGGTTGTCGCGGTAGGCACTTGGTCAACAACGCCGATAAAACCGGTAGCCTTTGTAATGTCCTGCGTTGTGCCGATGGCAAGTTGCCCGTGGTTTGAACTCGCCTGGATCAGCTTCCCAGCGTCAGAGGATGATATTAAAGACCTGACGGTAGATGCCGCAGGTAGCACGGGCATCAATGGGCGTAGGTTTGAATGCATAAATCTGAAAGCCAATTTAAATCAGCTCCTTACGTTTTCATAATCTCGTAATACTTTTGGACAGTCCATTTTGCCTCTGGATCTGCCCTGCGGAGCCTTGCCAACGCCTTCTTGTCATCCTCGTCTAACTTGTAGGGAGAAGTGACAGATGAAGGGGATGACGAGACAATTTTCTTTCCTTCAGCCTTGCGGCGGTTGTTAAGGTTCTTTTGTTCCTGCTCTTGCTGGAACTCGCGTGTCCTGGCCTCGCCTCTGACCATCATGTAAGCCTGCCGCACGGAGATTTTTTTGTTCTCCCGCATAGCTTCTTTCAGTTCATCAGCGTAGGTTTCGGCATCAGCAAAGAACGGGTCGGATACAAGCCGCTCAATTTCGGTGTCCATACGCAAAGAACGCGATTCCTCGCGCTCCCTTTCGGCATCAGCCTTGTCCTCTGCTATTTTCCAGGCATCCTCCTCGGAGTAGCCCTTTTCAACCAATGCGGCGTAGTGTTTCGCCCGTTCCTTTTCGGTGCTTGACTCCCGGAGCCTGTGTTCAGCGTCCTGCCGCCTTTTGCGTTCCTGCTCAAACTTATATTGCAGGGACTTTTCAGCCTTGGTGCGGGTGTCCGGCTTCTTTTCCGGCACAACATCCTCACCGTCAACTTCTTCGGTGGTTTCTTCTTCCGGCTTGCCTTCGAGTTCATCTTCCAGCTTTTGCAGTTCGGCTGTTTCTTCCTCGTCTAACTCAAAGTTTGGCTCAACCTCGCCATCGGGAGTAAAACTACCGTCAAATTCCAGTTCCTTAACTTCGCCAATTTTACTCATGTTTAGATCCTCCTGGCTGTTAACCGTCGCCAACGTATATAGGTATGTCACGTTTGCCTAGCCGGGTTTTTTACCGGGTTGTCCTTCCCGTAGAGGTGCGGTAGCCCCGCACAGGCTTAATGCTTGGCGTATTCGTGCAGCTTACTTATAAGTTCTTCCTTCGTGGTTTCGTCGGTATATGCAATCTTCCGCATATCGCACAACCGCTTGATAAACCTTGGCTGGATCTTCTCCAGGTGCTCAGCGGCGGTGTCGATAACGTGGTTCTCTCCGTCTTTATACTCCACTAGCAGTAGAACATCCGTGTCGGTTTCCCCAACAAACTTTACTCTGCCACCGTAAAAGTCATCGCCTAGCCCATACTGTGTAGCAGGGACTAGGCGCTTGTATGAGTTGTCGTTATACGTCTTGTCAAGTTTCAGCGTGTTAAACGTGAATAGCACAATTTCACCTCCGCATTAATAAGCCGGGAGAATTACATCCCGGTTGTTCATCTCATCCTTTGTGTCCCGCCCTAACCCGGTGCGGTCAATGTCGTAGCCTTTTGCCATGTACTCAGACAGCGTGATAGGATCCTTAGTAATTGTGCCGCACTCAGGGCATACGCCCTGCCCACCATGTCCCCAATAAGCAACTCGCTCACATCCGGAACACACCGGAAGGCGAGATACGGGGTAGCGTCCCTCCAACATGGTCATCCGCTGAATATCCTTGTTTGTCAACACATGCTGAAAGTGTTTGCCCTGGCCAAAGTTTACCTTAATGATCTGGTTATGCTTATCAATGGTTGCCACTAGGCCACACCTCCTGCGGGTGGTAACGCACTCGTCATTGGTGCGCCGTTAGGCGACATTCCTGCCACGTCTGCGCCCTGCATAGGTGCTTGTGGTGCTCCGGGGATGCCCGGTTGCCCAGGCATTGGCTGACCTATTGCGCCCATTATCTCCTCGTCATCCTTTAGCGGCACACCCAGGAAGTCGCGGATAAAGTCGCGAAACTCATTCCACTTGATGACCGACTGCCCGTCCACCATCACCTTCGAGAGAGAATCAAGCATCTGCCACAGGAACGCCTTATTCTTCGGTAGTCCTGCGCCTATGCTAATCTCGATGTCTAAGTCAACGGACTTCGTTTCATTGTCAACCTGCTGCCATTTGGGTACTTCCTTGCCAGGATGCCGTTTCCTAAACCGCTTCTTGAAGCTGTTCGTTGTGGGCATCATCGCCTGGACTTTGTTCATCTGCCGGAAGTCGATCCATTCGTAGTCATCGGTGTTCTCGTCCAAACGGAACGCTTTGCCCTCGGTGTAGTGCTCCATCATCAGGTCAAGTGCATACTCGCACATCTCGGTCAGCGTTTCTTCCAGCAGGATCTTCTTGTGGTCAATGGCGGAACTGCCCTGCTGCTGTTGGATAGACGCTTCAGTAGCAGTCTTGACCTTTGCGCCCTGCCCCATCATCAGTTCGGAGAAGCGAGTCACCCGCTGGACTTCCTGGTGGATGTTGCTTAACAGTTGCCACAGCGCAGGATTGACTTTGCCTACCTCAACCACCCGGATGTTTTTATTGGGGTCGAGGGCTGGCACCGCGCCATCATCGGACTCGATGTCCTCTAAGTCAACCTCCGATGCCTCATCAAAAAAGATCCGGTTAGGCTTTGCTGCCCTGCGGATCTGGTCGTAGAGGTCGTTTAGCATGGCTTGGAGCGGCCGTAACAGCTTGCCGTCACCGAAGCCGTACAGTTTGCCTTCCTCGGGGTACATCAGCGTGAGGAAATACGGGTATTTGTTGCGCTTATAGTAGGGTAATTGCTCGCCGTTTTTGTCCTTGTATTCGGGATCGTCGAAGGAGTCGTAAAGCAGAACGCCATCCTCCGAAAATTCCTCTAACCTTAACACTCCATCCGTTTTACTCCACCATCTAATAAACCAAAAAGCATCTTCATCGTCAGTGGTCTTGTCCTTCTGAAAAATACTCGCCCTGTCTGTGCCGCCGTAAAAGATATTCTTTGCCCGCCTTTTGAATCGCTCCTGCCGTTCTGCCCAATCCTTTGTTTGCAGGATTGCCTCGGCTATGTACCCAGCATCCTCTTTGCGGAACTGGTCGTTAATCTTATTGTCCATGAAAATATTTTGACTTGGCACGGCGTACATTTTGGCAAGCCCAAAGCCATTAATTTCCTCGGCAGCGAAGCCAATGCCGTACCATGACCACCCGAACTTCTCCCACCGGCGCACATAGGTGTCGAGCAGCCGCTTGATGCGGTTCTTGCGCAGCGTCCAGTCCAGCCCGATCCGCGCCCAGTTGGAGAACGGTGCATCAGACGGGCCCTCGCCCCTGCACGCTACAGCCATATTCTGTTCGATGATGGCGGCAACCTGCCCCTCGATGTTGGCATGGAGGATGTTCACCCGGGAGTTAGGGCGGTTGTCAATGATGGGCTGATTGTTGGCGTACGCTTCCTCAATGGATTCCATTTCATCGTAGATGTCGCCCAACTCGCCCCGGTTACTCTCTAGTTTGGTGAGGTAATCGTCAATGCGATTGCTGACTTCCTCGCCCTGAAACGTTATGCGTTCATCGTTGCGTTCTTCCAACTAAGTCACCCCTTTCCACCACCCTTTGCAGTGGTGGATTTCATCGCCCGGACGGAAAGCAGGCCGCGTTCATTCCGGTATTCGTCATATGGCCTCTCGCTTGGTTCGGGTTTAGGTAAAGGCTCAACAACCGGCTTCGGTGCAAGGTTTAGGTGTCGTCCTGCCGCAAAGCCGCAGAGGAAAATAAGTGTTCCGGTAATCATCCCGGCAATTAGCACCGAGCATCCCTCCTTTGAAGAATTGCTTCAGCCATGAATAGATCGTCCATCGTATCAATGTCGATACTGCGCGACTTGGGCATCTCAAACTCGATCACGTCATCATCCCACAGCTTGCCTTGTTCAATAAGCTCGCGTTTGGCAATAAAAATAGCCCCGTTTCGTTGGAAGTGGGGCTTGCATGAGTGCTTGTCGTATGGCTTTTCTTTGTGCTTGATGCCTATGTAATAGCCACTGTATAGGCTTGATGCGGTGCTGTTGATGAATGCTTTTATTGCCCTGTCGATGTCCTCGGCTGTTCGCAGGGGCGATGTGGGTTGCAACAAAACAACCGCCTTTGCCCACCTAGGGCACTTACTAGAAATAACATCTTGAAGTACGTCAACCATTGGGGTATCGTCCTGCGCCAAGTGTGGCGGCCTGTCAACAGAATAGAATAACGAGTCGTACTCCTTGAAATAGGTATCGTGAATTTCTTGCATATCCGTACTGACAACAACATCCAAAATGCTTTTGCTTCTCCTTGCAGCGTCGATGGTATATTCGATTAGCGGTTTGCCGTTTAGTGGGTACATGTTTTTACCTTTTATGCCCTTCGACCCCGCACGAGCGGGTATAATTCCAAGGATCATAAACGTACCTCCGCAAGAATTTCTGCTATTTTCGCCCCTGACTTCCCATCACCAAAGCGGTAGTCAGGCGCATATCGCCCATGCGATATCTGTTCCAGCACAGCTTTGAGGATTGCAAGCCTGTTGTAGCCAACGAAACGCACGTTTTCGCCGTGTTCTCTACTATCTTGGCGCAATCCGGTTATTACCGCAGGAGTACCGAGAAATGCACCCTCCTTGATGAAGCTAGACGAATTTCCAACAGCGCATTTGGCATGATACAGAAGCCTTGCGTATTCTTCGGGGGAAAGATGCTTGACGAATTCCACGTTAAGCCCGTGGACTTTCCGCATCATGGCCTTTGCACCCGCATCCGTATTGGAATTGACCCAAACTTTCTTCATCGGGATAGCCATTACTGCCTCAATTAGGGGATCGACTCCCTCTGGATCCGTAGTGTTGGGATGGGTCAATACCAGAATATAGGGTTCTCGCCTTGGGCTGTCACTTTTTGGTACACTATTTAGCAAGTCTAGCGCAGGACTACCCACGGTAACCACTGTGTCGGGGTTCATGCCCATTGAGATTACCCTTTGGCGCGACATCTCCGTTACCGGAAAGTGAATATCGCTTAACTTGCTAACCGCATCTCTAACTTTATTGTCAATAGTGCCGCTCACGTCACCTGATTCTGTTTGGGCAAGGACGCGATTGGTATAACTAGCCGCTATAGCGATAGGTAAAATTTCAAAACGGTCACCATGTATCAATACGATATCGGGTTCTAGCCTGTCTAAAACTGCCCCTAGCTGTGTCAGAAACAGCCCTGCGGTTAATGTCATGGCTTGCAGGTTGTCCCCTGCCACTTGGCATTGTACCTTTGCCGCAGGTTCGCAGGGCAAGTCAGTTGGAATATCCAGCATGGAAGCCGCAATAATTAGCTGTAGTTCAAGGTCGGGATGTTCGATGATGGCATTGGCGACACTTTTCAACCTTCCCCAGTTAGCTCTCGAAGCAACACACAAGGCAATCTTCCTCATGCGTTGTTACCCCATCTCCCAATATACTTCCTTGCCCCCTCATCAGGAAAGCCATTCTCGCCGAGCATCATCACCTTCACCTTATCCCGCCATTGGCATATTTCCCGGATCTCCTTCGGCAGCTTGCTTATCGCCTGATCCTTCCCCGGCAGGGTGCGATCAACGGTGAAATGCATTTCAACGCACTCAACGCCGTAGGACACAGCCAGCTTTGCCGCATCCGTTCCCATGCTGTGGTCAGAGTAGCCCACGTTCGGGAACATCCGCATCAGCATGGCAATTCGCAGCATGTTCACATTCTCCGGTGGTACAGGGTACAGCGATACACAATGCAACGCCGTTACCTTCTCAACCTTATTGCCCAAATGTTTAGCAAGTTGCTTCACTTCTGCTGACGAATGCATGCCTGTGGATATGTAGACATGCTCAAAGTTATCCACACATTGGTCGATTAGCTTCCAGCTATTGCAGTCAGGCGAAGCAATCTTGATGTGCTTCATGCCTAAACTTGCCAAAAAAGAAACAGCCCCTAAGTCGAAGGCTGTTGTTAATATCTCGATATTGTTTTCTGCGCACTTCTCGATTAGCCACCTGTGGTCATCCTCGCTTAGTTCCCGTTCCCGGTAGTAAGCGAGTGCATTGTCGTAGTCAGGCCAGTCCTTGCGCAGGTTATCTGCCCGCCAAGACTGGAATTTGACGACATCAGCACCGGCTTTGGCGGCAGACTTAATCATCTTTAGCATGAGGCGACGGTCGCCGTTATGGTTCGCGCCGCTCTCCGCAATTATCTTACACATATAGCCCCTCCCTGTGTGAGATACGCAACCCGTTAGTTACATAAGCCCTTCGCTGCGCCACTTGTTTTTGTATGTAAGCCATTTTTCATCCAGCAATACATCGTCTGTGCTTATAATTTCTTCTACTTTTGCTACAGTAGCAGTAATCCTGCGGTTTGGTTCGATAACTTCTAAAACAACATCTTCCCCTTTGTTAATCAATAGCCCATCAAAAGTATTTGGCAACATTATGATGCAACCCTCCCATAAATATAGTAATAGACAGTTCTTGCCGTTCCACCGCCTGATTGATTAGTGTATTTAAATGTCACGCTAGGACTATCAACATCTATCCAGGCACTTTCTACAGAACCCTGCGAAGCACTGGCAATCGCAACTTCGTCAAGGTTGGATGATATCAGTACATCACTACTATTGTTTTTTGACAGGTCAACCTTATAAGTATGGATAGCCCCACTCCCCACAATCACCTTAACAGACGTGGCCCTTGTGACGGGTATAGTTACTGCATAGGTTGCCCCGTCTGCGACTTCAGTCCCGGCGACATCCTCACGCAATACAACAAGGCTACCCGTTTGCTGCATAGACCCTTTATTCATTTACTGTCACCCCCTAGCTGGTTTCGGCGAACCAGTTCAGCGTTGCCGTACTGGTTGCGCACTTAGCGTATAACAAATTCTTATTAGCAACATAAAACCAATCGTTATCACCAGGTTGCATCTGTAAAGGCTGGCTTACCGCGCCCCCAATAAATACATCTACCGTATTGTCCGGGTCACTCTGTATCTGCAGCCTCCTACAAGCCTGCGCCGCCAGTTGTGCGGCATTAGAAGTAAGTCCTACCGTACCAACTGCAATGGCCGTACTGGGATCGATGATGACATTTGCAATGGTAACAGAAATGCCGGACACCAACAAAGCCCCGTCAGTTGTTGCCTTGATCGCGTTCCCAGTACTCCCAATAAGTTCAGTCAGCAACGCAAAGTTAGTTGTGGCCTTGACTGCGCCAACCGCCGTGCTGCCCTCAATATGTACCCAAGTCAATAATTCCACCCCCTAAATAAATCCGCTTTTTTTGATGTACTCCTTCATCAGCCAAACCTGATCCCAAACCTCAAGGTGCTTCTGTGTTGCGGAAACGTCATCCAAACTAAAAGAAGGCGTCACCTCGGCGGGCTTAGCCTTCTTAGACAGCATATACAGTTTTTCTCCGATACTCTCTATAACCTTTGCCAAGGCGACAGGCCTCAGCCCGCACCGCAGGAATAATGCGGTTAGCGTTGCCTCGCCAAAGTTATACAGGTGTGCGTTCGACAGGAACACATCAGGGGGTAGATTAACCACCTTGCCGTAAAGGTTAGGCACGCTCACCATCACCCTGCCGTTACCGGTTAGCAGGGAACGAAGTTTAGTCAGCACAGCAACAGGATCGGCAACATGCTCCAATGCGTTCATCATCGTGATGAGCTCGAACGGCCCGCCTTCGTATTCTTCAACCGTAGTGCATTGCACGTTCAGCCCCTTCTCCTTGGCAATGGCGTAATGTTCCTCGTTAGGCTCAATACCGCAACCGCCTGTAAGGGCGATGAGTGCCCCTGTGCTGCATCCTACGTCGAGGTGGTTAGCGGTAACCATGCCCACCTCTTTTAGCAGGGAATATGCATGCCGAGCGTGGATTGCTTCACCCTCTTTTGAACCATTATAATATATTTTGCGGTAGTCGTGGCGGTAGAAGTGGTCTAGTTCATCTTGCGACATGCGAGGAGTGATATAGACCAGCCCGCAGTTATTACAGAACACGTTCCTGCCGTGGATGATGCTTCCGTCGGGCGCACGGATGACCACGCTTCGCAGGATGCCGTTTGCTTCACGTTGGGATTTGTCCCAAAGGACGGTGGATGAGGATGAACCGCAGATGCAATTAGCTTCCTGCATTGACGTACTCCTCCAGTTTTTGCTTGGCTGTTTCACTTATTTCAACATCTTGCAACCAGCATACTTCGCACCACACAAAATCATCGCAGGGAATATATCCTATCGGTTCGCCCGCCTTTTTGGAAACTTGCATCAGGACATTGGGTAAACACCCGATTTCCTCAATTGGTTTTCCTTTATATTCGGGCAATAGCTGAACCAAGTCATATGCTTCATAGCACCCCATCGCACAACCCCGCCTTCCTGTGGCTATGGCAGATATCTTCCTCGGTTGGTACAGCGCGGGAGTTGACGTAAGCCGTAATCTTCTCGGCAAGCATCATCTGTGTTTTCTCGCGGGACTCTGCTGTGTTGCCTGCAATGTGCGGGGTGATGATAAGGTTGCTTTTATCTGGCCAATTAATGTATTGCTTAAGCGAAGGGTCAATATCGGGCTCGTTGCCAACTACATCTAATGCAGCCCCAGCTATCTCCTTTTCGATTAAAGCCCATATTAAAGCGTGTTCCTGCACTACGGCGCCCCGGCTTGTATTAATGAAATATGCCGACTTCTTCATCATCTTAAACTGCTCACAGCCGAACATGTTGCGAGTGGTATCGTCGAGCGGAACGTGGACGGTGATGATGTCGGCCCACCTCAAAACCTTTTCAAACCATGCAATAGTATTCCATTGGTGTTGGGCGGGATCATAGTAGGAGTAATACATACCAAAACCTTCCGCTATCCTTGCCACCTGTTGCCCAACCCTGCCGTAGCCGATAATGCCGAGGTTCTTGTGCCGCAACTCGCTCCCTTGCCATGCATCCCTATTCCAATTCCCCTGCTTCACATCCTCAAATGCTGCGGGGATACGCCTTACGAGGGATAAAATTAACGCGAAGGTGTGTTCCGAAGTAGCGTGAATATTCTTTAGTCCTGCTTCACCCTTCAACGAGAGCAGCGGAATGTCGCGGTTGTCGATATGATCCGTTCCGGTAGTGACAGACGCTATGAAGTCAAACCCCTTCACATCCTCATATGAATAAGTCCTGCTTAGGCTGGTGATCAGCCCGTTAGCATTAACCCCCTCCAGCACAGCCAGTGCCTTCTCGCACCAGTTGTCGTCAATGCGCATATGATTCCCTCCCTTTTACTTACGTACTATTGCATCTATTTCTTCTTCAATTTTTTTAAGTTTGTCTCTCATATCAATATATCTCTTAAACAGTTCTTCGTTAATTTCATATATGCCGCGACCATCGTCTTTGTCTGCTGCTCTAATATAATAAAAAGGGTAGTACTCATCATCATATATTAATACCTTTATTTTCATATGGCCCCCTCCCCTATTCCTTAAAAGATGCCTTCATGCTTTCCCTGCACTCTGGCGTGCATGTATTGCACGGAATGTCCGTAATGGCTGTATCCCAGTGCTGGCATACCTTGCAAATATCATACTTGCGTTCGTATTCCGATAGCCTTGCCTTCAAATAAGCTACGGTGAGCCTATTGCGCTCTTGCATGATGCCCTCCCCTTACTTCTTCCTCCAGTTGATCTTCTTGATAATCTTTTTCCACGTTCCAACCTTTTGGATCTCGTATGTGACTTTAGCCATGTGCGTCACCTCCGCTTGCGTTTTTCCAATTCTTCATACATACAGAATCGCATTGAGCCGTCAGTTCCATTCAAGCTTCCGCCGTAACAAGCACCACTGTATTGGCAACCATCACATTCGCATACAGCAGGATTATTTAGACTGCCAAGTTTCACTTCCTCGGCCTCCCTCCAATTAACTTGATGCCCCCACGGTTCACCATGCGGCGGATCTGTGCGTCGCTATAGCCGTTCATAGCGAGCTCTCCCCATGCGTAGGTGCCGGTAAGTTGTTGCGGTTCTTCTCTCTCCCGATAGTACATTAACTGATTAATCGCCTGAGTCATGGCATCCACCTGGTCGTCGTGTTGCCCATTAGGGAATGCCGCGGCTTCTTCAACGAAGTCCTGCGCCCACGAATAAAACTTTGGCAGGAATACATGCCCGCTTTCAATATGTGGCGACACAGCCGATGCCCTGGCTAATTTACCGCCTTCTGGATTAACAGCAATGATGCCGCTTAACTTTCTTGAAAGTATCTGCATGACTGCCGGGCCGTTGGCCTTATCCTCGATAAACTTCCGTTTAGTGTCGGGCCACTTCTCGCTGACCATCTCCACAGCTTCAACAGTTGTCGGCATATCCATCCTGCCTCGCACCTGGTCTAAAAGGTAACAGTCGATACCCTTCATTCCCCACACTTGCCCAACAACGTAATCTGATCCGTCACTGTCCTTAAAGGAGCAATCCCAACTCTGCACAACTCTGTCAAACTTATCGGGAGGCTTATCATACCACTGCCACCACCCACGCTTTAGCAAGCTGCCTTCGGCGGGAGTTGGCCTTTGCTGATACAGCGCGTTCCATGCCCTGCTTCCTACTGCAGCTTTAGTTGAGTTCATCCAATGTTTATCAAAGCCATGTTCGGGCCATAACGGTTCACCAATGTCCCTGCCTAATAAGTCACCTGCCTCAGCTTCGGCCGGGAGTGAAACTATCTCCCAATCTTCCACCTCGCCGTATTCAGGGTTGAGCAACCTTCCTGCTAAGTCATCCTCATGCCATCGGGTGATAATAAGAATTACGGCCGCATTCGGGTGCAACCTGGTGCGCAGCGTATTCTGCCACTCTGACCAAATCTTTTCCCTGTACGTTTCGCTGTCTGCCTGTTCGCGGTTCTTGATCGGGTCATCAATTAGAAGCAAGTCAGCGCCTTGCCCAGTGATTGGGCCGCCAACGCCAACGCTGATCATGCCACCTCTATGCCCCTCAATGTCGAAGTTAGTCATCGATGCCTGATCCTTAGCAACCTGTACCCGGAAGATTTCATTTCCGAATTCCTCAATCTTTTGCCGGTTGAACTTACCAAAGCGACGGGCTAAGTCATCACCGTAACTAACTTCGATCACCCTGCGTTCAGGGTTCTTGCCGATAAAGTACGATGGGAATGTTTCTGTGCATGACATTGATTTCCCATGTCTGGGAGGAAGGTAAATCATCAGCCGTTTAAGTATGCCCCGCTCCACCTCTTCCAGATTACTGCATACTAATTCCAAATGCCTTGCCGGTATCCACAGCCCTCTATGAACGTATTCACAGTAGAAAGCATAATCAATCGACGCCAGCACCCTCCAGTGTTTTGCTACGTCTATAGAGGTGTTTGAGGGCTTCTCTGCTTTCTGGATCTTCTTTGAGTTTTTCTTGGATGATTGTGTATTCATGCGAATTTTTCACCTCGCCGGTGAGTTCATGCTCAGTTTTATCTCTCCACTTGCCACGCTGCCGGTTCTTCAACCAAAAGATCATCGATGTAGCATCGGGTGGATAATGTTTGATGGTTGGAACGATAACCGGCTCACCTTCATGGAGGAATATTTTATCCTCAGGATGCGAATATCCCCTGGCACGATGGTAAAGTTTTTTACTGACTTCTGCATCAGCTATTTCTCTGCCATTCTTTAAGGACTCGCAAAACACCGGATAATCTATTTTCCATCGATTAATCGTGGCTACATCCACTTCAAAAAACTTGGCTAACTCATCGTCGATAGCCCCTAGCAGACAGTACTTATATGCTAACTCTTCGTACTCCGGCTTATATTTGCTTGGTCTGCCTCCGGCCATTAGAATCACCTCGTTTCTTCTCAAAAAAAGCGTGACTATGTTACTTACTAAATCTTAAGTATTTAAAGATCAATTCTTAGATCAAGATCCGTTTTAAATAGGGGCTCATATTTTTACCTCCGATAGGGGGTCAAATCTTTACTTCCGATACGGAGGCTCAAATCTTTACTTCCGATCATTCCTTCATGCGATAACCGGAGATATATTTCTTGGATTTCCTGCCACTTTCCTTATCTACCCAATGCACAAAAAAGGTGCTTATGAATGGCTTTAATTCCTTCTTCGCTCGTTTCAGTGTGGGCAGGCTCACGCCAACATCTTTGGCTAGATCCTCATTGCTCCTGAAGAAGAAGTTCTCTTTCTCTCCTGTAAATTTATGCTCCAACTCCACCAGAACAACGTATAACCATTTTGCAGTTGTTGATAACGCATGGAACTTAGGGTCCTGGAATATCTCTCTCGACAGTTGGAGATAGTTCCCTGCTTTTCTTTTCACTGTTGATCACGTCCTTTATGATCGCTTGTCCTTTAAAATAAAATTAGCAGGCAACCAGTAGGACTTCTGGCTTATCGGGAGCTACCCTAGCCTGCTAAATAATATCTCTCCCCGCAGGGGATCGGGAGTTACAATAAATACGCTTCAATAATGCTTGTGTCTTCGCCCAACTCTTTTATAGCATTAAAATAGGACAGGAAAGCCTCTTTTTCAGACTTAAACCTTCCAATATATTTGCCTTTGTCTTTTATATAAAAACGAGCAAGCCATGCATCCCGAGATTTATCAAAAGTTATCCCGGGGAAACGGGAACTCTTGGGTATATGTAGGTTTTGCTGATTCTGCCTGTTGGTCACTTGTCTTAAGTTGGATTTTCGATTGTCTAGTCCGTTTCCGTTAATGTGGTCTACTTGAAGGGCTGGATTTGCATCGATTATAATACGATGCATATGTATTGCTTTCCCACCGGATTTTCGCATTACATAGACGGTTCTTCTGCGACGCACAGCACGCCACTTCCATTGGCTTAAATGCTTAAAATCCTCGTCATCCACTAAAGTATAATTCCCTTCCTTGCCTGATAAAGGAATCTTTTTCATTGTCGTGCCACCTTCCCTTTGGTAATTTCCCTTTAAAATAAAATCAACAGGCAACAGGTAGGGATTTCCTGTGTTCGCCCCGTCGGGCTAGCCTGTCAAATTATATTTACTCCCGTAGGAGTCGGGAGTGTCTCTGCTTGCGCGTGTTTGCACCCCCGCAAAGCCTGTGCCGCAAAGGTTAGCGCCTTCGCAAAAATAAATTAAAATAACATCCTTCTGACTACTTGACTTCACATTCCATAGGTGATACACTGTATTCAAGAAGGCAAATAGTCAAGGGAGGAATAACAATGGCAAGGAGATTTCACCCAATCCAATCGGCTTACATGAAAGCAAAAGCTATGTATGAAACGGTTCGGGAAATTGAAAACGAGTGCAAAGCAAAGGTTTTAGCATCGCGCGAATTTTACACCGAACCGGACGAAAACGAAGTTCCTGAACGCATCACCAG